ACGATTCAATTACAGAAATGTGACCACCGCAGGGGCAGTAAGCAGAATCCGAAATGTACTCTTGGTTTAAGCTGCCCAGTACAACAGGCTAAGCAGGCTGACATGTTCGGGAAGACGGAAGACGGTCAAGCTATGGAAAGCCTATGCCTGCATTACGTTAATACATCACCCAAACTAATACAAGAGGATATTCTGGTTTTCAGGAAGAGTGGCAACGGAGGCATAGTCGATGAGGTGGTTATGAGCCCGCCTTACTCTGAACAATCGGATTTTCGGTTGAAAGGTGGATTGCGGAATGGTTCAAACGTTAGGAATGTGTGCCACAAATTTGGACAAGTTAACAACATAGGCAACCTCCCTTATGGTGAGATAGATAAGGTGATATGAACACAGACCAAGCCTATAAACAATTCCTTATGGAGCAGGCCCGCAAGCACTTTGAAAAAGTTTCGGAAGCGGTAGCAGAAGCTCTCTGTGAGCATGATAAGGAACTGACGCTGAGGCAATATGACCCTCGGAGATTGAGGGAAAGGATAGGAAAGAATTGAGACAGGAGACACCGGATGGCTAATCCACAACTAGAGAATGGCTATCTAAGAATCGCTAACCAGATAAACGAGCAGATGATGGTTAGCCATTTCACTGAGCAACAGCGGCGACTTCTGGATTTAATTCTTCGACTCTCTTACGGTTGTGGCAAGAAAGAGGCCATCATCCCCCACCAAAAGGATTTTGAGGTTGTCGGTATCTGGGAAAGTCACATCAAGGGGCACTTAGACTGGTTAATTGAGGCGAAGGTCATCCAGAGGACCAACAACTCTTACTCATTCAACAAAAACTATGATCAGTGGCGGGTATCTAGGGCGTTGAAATACCTGCCATCAAAACTTACGGAATTAGTAAGACTTAACCTTAATCACAATAAACAAAACTTACCTAAAAGGGAAGCGGGCGCTTACCTAATAGGTAAGAGGGGGCTTACCGAAAAGGTAAGAGCCGTAGATACGAAATTAGCTATGGGTAAAGACAATATTAAAGACAATATTAAAGACAATATATATATAGATATTTTCAATCATTGGAATGACCAAAAGGTATTCACTCACAAGAAACTAACAGCCGATCTTCAAAGAGTTATTAAGGCTAAATTGCAAGATTATTCCGCTGCCGATTTGGTCATAGCGATTACCAATTATGCTGAGATTGTCCATGGTCAAGAATACTACTGGAAACACAAGTGGACATTAAAGGACTTTCTGAATCGAGGGATAGATAAATTCCTGGATGCCGAAGTTGCCAAGGAAAACTACAAGATAATAGGAGAAGCAAATGGAACACATAAGCACAGTGCTAAAGGATATCACGAAAGGGTCCCCAAGCGATACCCAACACCCGAAGAAATCTACCGAGCAGACTGAGTGGATGGATTATAACTGTGACGCGTGCAAGGACGCGGGATTTGTCCATCCTATAGGGAGTGACGGCAAGGGAAAATGGGATCAAGTTGTCCCGTGTCCGGTATGCGGAGGTTGTCAGAATGGCGATATGCTTCTGGAAAACTTTAACCACACTTTGCCTGGTGTGGGCGATGCGTTCAGGGCAACCTCGGATATGGCTATCAGTCAGGCGGATTTTATCTGGTTGATTCTTACGGGACAGCCGGGGAATGGGAAAACGCACTTAGCAAAGGCCGCCGCTACTGAGCTTACGAAACGGGGTAAACAAGTCAAATATTATTATGTGCCTAATCTGCTTGCTGAGATGCGAAAGGGCATGGACCTAGAAAAGTACCCCGGCGCCATGCCGATTGAGACTATAGTTGATAAGGCTTGTATCTGTGAATTTCTTATCCTTGATGATCTTGGGGCCGAAAACTTCACGGCGTGGACTGGTGCCCGTATCGAGGAGATTATTAATAATCGCTATGAGAAAAATAACTACCTGCTTGTGACAACCAACAAGGATTTAAGGAAACTTCCAAGGCCGATACTGAGTCGGTTTCAGGATACAGCAAAATGTCGGATTGTGCTGAATGACGGTGCCGATTATAGGAAAACGAAACAATGATATATCCACCTAAACTTAGCGAGGCTGGCTTGGTTACTAGGAGCGGGAACACATCTCATAGGAACTGTGAAAACGGGACAAGAGGAACACCTAGGTGAAAATGAGCCAAGCGAGAAGCAAGCGATTGGTGGATTATGCTGGCTACCTGAAAGGGCAGATAGACAGACAGGAGAGGAAGGTGGACACGATATGGTAAAGCATAGTGAAATGTATCATGCGCCTCTCCCGCTGGTAGTCGGGAAAAGGTCAAGTGAGAGAGAGACTCACATGTGGTCGAATCATCATACCACACTATTGTCCTATACAATTAATAAGGCGAGACTACTAGCCAGCAAAGTTGGGGGTTGCCAGTGCGTAAGTCCTGTGGAACTGGACGCAGTATGACAGGGTGCTCAAAGCCGAAAGGTAGGCAACCTCCAATGAAAGGAGGTAGCGAACGGATGACTTGGATTGAATTAGTGAAAGAGTATTTCCCAGACGCATCAGATAAGGAGTGTGATGCTATCTTGTGGGGAGAGACGGGCTTCCCAGACTTTTGGAATATCCCAGAAGATGGTGATACACCCGAGGCATGTTGTCGAAAGCAGTTGCAGCAATTGAAGGATAAGATAGCGAAGAACAAGGCAAAGAGATGATTAAGACAAGAAAGAAACGAACCGAACGACAGAAGATGATACCCCACCTGGATGGTCTGTTTCGGGAGTTTATCCGAAAGAGGGCGATGCTTAGGGCTGGTGGCTGTGAAAGGCCAGAGTGTCGACATCCCCAAAAAGTCTCGTATTTAGAACTGGACACAGCACACAATGAGAGCCGTGTTCATAGGTGCACTCGATGGGATGAGGACAACGCATTAGGTTTGTGTGGTGGCTGCCACAGATTTATTGACCGTGAGCGCAAAGAGAAAGAGAAGCTATTTGTAGGGAAGATAGGGCAAGCAGCGTATGACAGATTGGATTTGCTTGCTCATACCCACTGCAAACCTGATTACGCAGCTCTCGAAATCTATCTTAGACAGAAGATAGAGGAACTTCAAGAGGCGATAAGTGTGGATAAGGGATGGAAAGATGACGATTAAATTTTATTGGTGGCCAGATTGGGAATGGTCGATGTCAAGGCATGAAGGCATAAGGATAAATTACTTTAGCATGAATCTTGGGCGTCTCGAGATAGTAATCTTTGTGAGTTAATAGCATGAACTGGAATAATCTACAGCTACCAGATAATCCGTATTACTCCGATGAGGCTGTAGTGATATACAACGCTGATTGCAGAGACATCCTGCCTTTGATACCTGACAAGAGTGTGGACTTGGTGCTGACTGACCCGCCTTATGGTATAGGATTCTCTGAATATCTATCGTATCGGGATAAGGAATTGGATTACCATCGATTCCTATGGCAGATACTTGAAAGATGTGAAGCAACTATTGTGAATGGTTGGATGTGTGTTTTTCAAGCTGGGAAGCAATGTACTGAGTGGCATATTACTATCCCGCGTAATTGGCGAATAATATCCTGCCCAAAGACCTTTGTGCAATTATATCAAGTGCATGGGCCAACATGGGCGACTGATTTTGCTTTGTTGTGGGAAATAGGCAATGCAATTCAAAGAGGAAAGGGAAGAGATTGGATAGTTTCTGATACGGCTAATATGAAATTTGACCGTGGGCATCCTTGCGCTAGACCAGAGGGCCAGATTAGCTACCTTGTCGAAATCTTATCAGAATCAGATGATTTAGTCCTAGACCCCTTCCTTGGCTCAGGAACAACCGCCTACTGTACCAAGAAGCTAGGCCGCAAGTGCATTGGGATTGAGATAGAGGAGAACTACTGTGAGATTGCGGCGAAACGATGTTCCCAAGGAGTGTTATTGACAGCATGATAGCAACGATGGAATTATTAAACCGAGAGCCTACAAGTTCCGACTTCGATGGCTACCAGGAGTTGGCAGCGGAGGTCTTGAAAGGGGCAGCAGAGGATTGGATAGACCCATCCCGGAGCCCTCATTCTAAGAATGACTTTGCGCCTAGCCGTCTTGACATTTTCGATTTTGTTTACAGTAAGCGATTTACCTTATTCGTGGCGTGCCTTGATTGGGTCAAAGATATTGAGGTAGAGAGAAAGTCATTTAGGAAGAGGCTATTAGCACTGCTGAAAAAGGGAGAGAGAAACAGGCTGATACGCGAAGGCTACGATACCGGTATGAGCCTAGAGCACTTGGCTTTGATGTTCGGAAAGAACAGAGAGGCTATACGTTCAGTGATAAGGAGGAGCGGTAATGGATGATGGATGCCTAAAATCCTTTGATTGGGCATTTGAGAAGGATATCCCATTGCCCCAGTTTACAGTCGAGCTTGCCCTGCGAGCAAAACACGAAAGGGAAGTAATTATGGCACTGGTAAAGCTCTGCAGAGAAGCAGGTTTACAGATTAGTGATATTGCGATAATACCAAAGGAGGGAAAATGACTAAACAGGAAGAGGTACAGGAAGGGTACGCTAGATTCTTATATGAGCGTACTGAACATGATGGGAGGTACTGTGCCAAAAACTATGATGACTTGAAGAATAAGGAGTTCTGGCTATGGTTAGCGTATCAACACTTAGAATACCTCCACGCTCAGGGGGTGGTGATAGTGGATAGGGAATTGCCTTATGCTCAGACTAATATTAGGGGTAATAAGGATTGGGAAGAGGGATTTGAGCATGGCACTTGTTTAGAAAGACATAATATGCTCCAAGCTGGTTATGTAGCATTGATAAAGGAGGAGAAATGAGTGATTTACAAGAAACGCTAAGAGCTGCAACTAGACCTATAGTAACGGTACTCTTCGCCATTGCCATTGTCTTTGTTGTGGTAGCTCAGATTGATGCGCCAGCATGGTTTATCAGCCTGGCTATCCCTATCATCCTCTGGTGGTTTGGCGAAAGAACAGTTAAAGCTATTAAGGCAAAGGGGGAATGAATAATGGACAAGATTGAGAGCATCCTGAATGAATACGATTGGCGGTGTGAGTATGAATTGTCACTTAATAAGACTCAATCTGCTCATGCCAGACAAATTTGTAGTGATTTAATAGACCAAATCTGCCAGCTATTTGAGACTGAGGCTGAGGAGAGCAGGTTGCTGACAGTGTGCCAGGAGGAGATTGGAAAACGAGATAACTATATTGATTACCTAAAAGAATCTCTTAAGGATATGGTTTGGCAGTTCGGCTATAAGAACGTGAAGGACGGTAAGCCTGTTATCCATACTGCTGGATTGAGTGCGCTAGAAAGTGCCTTTGAGGCATTAGGGTGGGACGATCCTAAGTACTTACCTGAAGAAGGATCTACCTGTGAGATTCAAGGCTGTTTTGAGACAATTGCCCTTGGCACTTATTGGGGTGATGGTCTTTATCTACATCTTTGCTCTAAACATCACGGAGATTATTGCCGAGGGAAAGAAAGACCACCAGTAAAGCAATACGCCCTTGATAGAGAAGCTAAACGGGGGCCTGACGGCATATTAAAGGGGGATAAATGATGGATAAGCCAACGTATCTAAGGGCAGCTATAGAGGACTGGAAGGCTGATAGGATTAGCCTTGAAAAGTTGTGCGAGCTTTGGCATGTATCGGTCTATGCACTTGGAGCTTTGAATTTAGAAAGAGATGCGTGGCGTACGACTGCTGGCATGAAACGGATAGAGGAAATGCTTGAAGGGTTGAGATAAAGGAGAATGAGATTTAAGCCTACAACGCCACTTCATATTATTGCAGGGTTTCTCACTGTGCTTGCGGGCTATTTCCTTAGCCCTGAACTCGGTGTTGTGCTCTGGCTTAGTTTCCTAGCTATAGAGGTGTGGAACAGGAAAGAATGGGAGACCTCACAGCATGACTTTTGGGAGTTTGTTCTTGGAGTGTTTTGCTGTGCCGGAATCCTTCTGATATGTAAGGCAATGGCGTGGATAGTGTGAGAGGCAAAGACTTAAACAAAGAGGAGGGCGAATGAAATCAGAGCTACAGGCACAGATGGAAACTGCCCTATAAGGCGTTAACAGATGAGGACTGACGAGAGAGAGCCATATAAACTGTATGAGATAAAGTTCACCTATGACCAGGTAATCTGGCTCTTAGGGATTTTACCGTTGCTCCATAATGGTTGGTGGCCGGAGAGCGAGGATTGCCAAGGGGCGCATTCCAGGCGGGCCTATTGGCAAACGCCGATAGAGATTGCTATGGAGTTGGATGCCAGGCTAGAGAAGACGGGGATTGACGGAGCGATGGCAGAAGGCCACTATACCCTACTCAAATCCTATGAAAGTTTAGCAAAGCAATACCGCATGGACGAGGATGTCGTTACTTGGCGGATTGAGCGGGCTATAAAGTATATATCGGGTTGGAAGCGGAAGAGGTTTTCATATCAAGCATTTAAGAATCGCAGGGGATGGAAACATTCCTGCTAACAATAAAAAGAGGAGCCAGCGATTAACTAGCTCCTCCTTTGATTTGATACTTTCCACATTAAGTATTTTCGGGTAGCTAAGGGAATTCCGTCTGGTAGCGGCCCATAGATATGTTCCAATTGTGCTTGACACCCAAGGCATCCGCAATTCCTGTCTAGAATTTCCTCCTCGGTTGGCCAGGGATCAGTTTTCAGATGCCAGTTATAGCCTCCACCATGTTCAGGTCTGAGTTCCATGCTATTTGGGTCAACTTCTTGTAACATTGCTTCTCCTTTCCTTGAATTTCTCCACCTCGTCCTCGGAGATCATGAAGAATCGTCCGAGCTTTTGATATTTCACCCTACCCTGGATGAGATTGAGCCATAATCCCTGTCGGCTCATACCTACGAGGCGGGCAGCCTCTGTGAGCGTGTATTGTTTCATGCTGTCACCTCATCTCTTAATGGGCTTAGGAAAGCTAGGTCAACCTTAACTGTGGCGGTGCCGCTTGTCCCAGCACTCCCTATAATCGCCGTTTTCTTGTTTAACTTCACAATAGTACCCTTACCATATATCCCTGTCTGTACCACATCGCCAACCTTGAAGCGACTTGAATTGAGGTCGCGTAGTGCTTGCCATCGCTTCTCAGCATCGCCTTTGACATGGACATGGCGCAAACTATCAGCCTTAGATTTCATTCTCTCTGCTACTTGTAGGCTTTCGTATGCCTTGCCGTCAGCCCTATTCATCCTGTCTCGAAAGGGTATCCTTCCAGGTTGCGTGCAAAATGCTATGTCGTGGCGTATTTCGGGGTAGCTGTTAAGCTGTGCTGTTGCTACCTTTATGCGTCTAGCTGCCCAGTCCTCATATTTGTCAGCTTTATGGTCTGTTGCCTCTTGGCGATAAGTTCTTATTTCCTCAGTATCGGTTGGAGCACAGGTTGGACAGAATATGCCAATATGCCTTTCGTATATGGCACTCTCTCCAATAGCTAAAGTAGCCCCACACTTCCGACACTCGCCTTGATACTTAACTATTATTGATCTCATTTCACCCTCCTTGATTTGATGCTTTTAGTTTACAATATGCCTTGATATTTGTCAATAGGGTAAGCCAAGAAAATGAGCATTTTCTTTCTCTCAGCTACAATAATAGAGATTCCAAAAAAGTCGCTACTTAGCTATAAACAGCGACACTATTTGACAAATATTACGAGGTGTGATAGGCTATTCCTTCGGGGTAACTACGCCCTGAAGACAGTTTAGAGCCCGTGATGCGGGCCTTTTTGTTGCCCTTGAGGAGGATTAAATGATTGAGTTGTTGGAGTACATTAGGAACTGGCTCTGTGCTTTCCTTTGCGACGATTATTGCTATTGGAAGTACATAGACCATCTGAACAATATGTATAAAATCGGTTATAAGGACGGTAAAGAGGGTGAAGAGCCAATGGTGCCATTGCCGTGAAACATACAGACGATGTTCATATCCTAAGCCAATTCCCCCACGACTATCCGGTAGCGGTTGAGCGACGTATCGCTATGGCATTGGATAGAACTGCCTTTAACAAGGCTGGTTGGCATAAGCAGCCTGAGATGCCCACGAGCGATAGCACATGGCCTGGTGTGCAGGTAGAGGGTACAAAAGAGAATTTGTAAAACAGATGAATAATAAGATTGAAAAACACGGAAAAAACAAAGGCGGCAATCCGAATTGGGTGAAGGGCGTTAGTGGGAATCCCAATGGGCGGCCCAAAAAGATAGCTAGCCTGACTTCTGAAATGAAGGAGCAGTTGGCCAAGGTCTGTCCTTATGATCAGCAGGGTAGGACTTGGCTGCAATACCTTGTTGAGAGGTGGTTAGCGCACTCAATCCAAAATGCCGGTTATTTTAGGGAGCTTATAGAGCGTCTTGAGGGCAAGGTAACACAGCCAATAGAAGCTGAGGTAAAGGCTGATATACATTGGACGATAGGGAAAGGTTATGCCGGTGATAGAGCTGGAATACAACCCAGTAAATGAGGCCCAAGGTGGCTTTGTTGCGTCTACAGCACCTAGGGTGTTGTTCTCTGGCGCGTTCGGTGCTGGCAAGAGCATTGCGCTTTGCACAAAAGCCCTCAAGTTAAGCCAAGGCCATTTAGGCAACTTCGGGCTGATATGCCGCAAGACACGAGCTACGCTGGGGCAAACGACTCTAAAGACATTCCTCGACCTAGTATGCCCAAGAGAACTCATAGCGGATTACAATAAGTCGGAAGGGCTTATAACACTAACCAACGGTAGCCAAATATTGTTTGGTGGTCTTGATGACCCCTTGAAGCTAGGATCGCTTAATCTAGGCTGGGCTGGCATAGATGAGGCCATAGAGACCAACGAGGAAGACTGGAAGATGCTGGAAGGCCGTTTGCGATTGCGGGACGTGCCTCACCAGATATTTGCCGCTACTAACCCCGGCCCACCTACTCATTACCTGCATAGAATGTTCTTTGAGCAGAAACGGGGTGAGGTATTTCAAGCAAGCGCACTGGACAATCCAGAACTCCCCGAGGACTACAGGGCAAGGCTTAGTGAGTTTGACGGGACCTACTATCGGCGCTATGTGCTAGGGCAATGGGCAGGGATGGAAGGCCTTGTCTATTCTGCTTTTGACGAGACAACATGCGTCATTCCCAAGTTTGAAATACCTAAACGGTGGCTGGTACATTCTGGGCACGACTTTGGTTCGGCTAACCCAGCGGCACTGTTCTATGCTCAAGACACTGATACTGGCAACTTCTATCTGTTTGCTGAGTATCTGCCGGGTGCGGGGTATGGCATTTATGATCATGTGCAGAAGTTTAAGGCAATTACCGAGGGATATAACGTCATCAAGCGTGCCGGTGGTTCTCATCAAGAAGATGAGATAAGGCAAGGCTATACAGCGCAAGGGTGGCCAATCAGTGAGCCGAAATATAGTGGTGACCGTAGGTATCAGATGCAGAAGGTCCAGGGGATGCACAGGTTAAACAAAGTCCTCGTTTTCAATGACCTCAAGGAATACTTGAAAGAGAAGTTGAGTTTCGCTTATCCCAAAGTAGGGGATCAACTTGGTGATGACCCACAAGACGAGAAGCGTTTCCACCTTATGGCGGCTGAACGCTATATCCTGAGCGATTTCACACCTGAAACCGTCTCGATGGGCAAGATGCAACCGATAAAGGTAGTCGGGAGCGCACCTATTGAGACATATACGATGACATAGTGAGGATATATGGCACATAAAATTACAGTAGATGAGATTATAAAGCTCCGTACCGAGCGAGAAGGCTATTACGAAAAACTGCACAAGCAGCAGAAGGAGGATAATAAACTCTATGAGCTTGCTTTTGATGCTAAAATCCCCAAAAAGCTAGGGTACCGGCAGATAACGCCACCGACAGCCCGTGACTGGGTAGACATCGGGGTAAACCATTTCACACTAGACAATCCCAAGTCGTATGTACCTCCAACAAAAGATAGTGATGCCGCAAGGGCCCAAGCGGGCAAGCTTGAGAATTTTGACAACTTCTGGCTAAAACAACTTACTAGGCAAATCAAAGAGAATGCGAGGAAGCTACTCGCAAGAGGCGAGTGCTTCTGGAAAACCATACTAGATGATACTTACTACGCGGTAGATAGCTCCAAGCTGCCCGAAGATGAAGCATCAGCGTTAGAAGCCAGCAAACTACTACACTTCCCCTTGATAGTAACAACTCCTGACCCTATTAACGTCCTCGCTTCCCCAATAGAGCATGATTATATCCCCGAAGACGTGATTGAATATTACGGCAGGATGGTTGCTGAGGTTAGGGAACTGTGTCGTAGGAATGGGTGGAAGTGGGATACTAACAAGAAGTCTACTGATACTGTGATGTGGACTTCTTACTACTCGGATAAATGGCGCTGTTTCCTAGTTGATAATGAGGCATTGTTGAAAGGTGGAGTGCAGGGCAACTACTTAAAGCTGTGTCCTTATGTCCATGTGCCTGCCGGTTATGGCCTTGAATCGTATGAAGGGAAGCCTGAATATACGTACCGCTCTGTTTTATACCGTGTTACCGATATGATAAAGGCGGAAGCCAGGGGGCTGTCACAACACGATGCTATTGCGGCTAGATATGCGTGGCCTTGGCCCAAGCTTTCAGGTGATATGGACAAGGCTAAAGCATTTTACGGTGGTGAAATGCCTACCTTTAGCCCCGATGAGGTGGCTCAGGTTCCCGATGGGGTAGAACTTGAATTGATACAAGGGCAGCAAGCGCCGCCTGGGCTTTTTGAGCATGCGACCAGGATAGGCATGAGAGCACAGCCACCGCCTATTATGAGTGGTTATAATCCAACTGGCGTCCATTCTGGCGTTCATGCTGAGGACCTGGTGGCTACAGCTAAACCTCACTACAAGGACGCTTTCAAATATCATGAGATTGGCTTAGCTAAGGTCTTAGGTGTAGGGAAACGGCTCCTAGAAACTGTATTTAAGGATACCGTTACCGTAAGAACCTTCGGTGTGGGTGATGAGGGTCATTCCACTAATTACGAAACTTTGAAACCTGAGGATATTAATGGTCATTATTACTGCGAGGTAACCTTACTAGCTGATCCGCCCGAAGCCCTTGATGTGAGAAAGACGCTAGGGGCTAATCTGCATAGAAGCGGTGATATTAGCCTTCGGACTAGCCTTATCCAGTATCAAGATATGACTGGTGATGAGGCAGATGACGAGATGGCTGAAATGAGGGCTGAGAAGCTGTTAGACCATCCTGCTATGCTGGAAATGATGGGCTTGGATGCCATGAAGCGTCTTGGGATGGAACAGACTGAAGATTTGATACGCCAGAAGGCTAAGCAACAGGCGGGCAGTGAGCAAGAATCAGGCACAAAATCAGTGCCAAGGTTAAAACGTCGTATCCCCGGTATGGAAAGGGCTGAAACTCCTAGAGGAATGGAAGCTGCGGAGATACCTATGGAGCCATGAACGATAAAAACTTAATGACAAAGACAATGGATAAAGCCTTCGGGATGATGTCTCGAACAAGCAAGAAGTTTGAGCAGATGGGGCAGATTCCGTATGGTATGGAGAAGGCTACCCGCACTGAGAGAAGACAGATGTCTGAGCAGATGCGGCAGTCTATTGAAGGCTTAAGACCTGAGCAATGGCAGCAGATGATTAATGAGGTCGGTCCCGAGAAGGTTGAAGAATTCCTGGAGAACTATGTGAGGGCATATCAAAATGGCAACTTATGATTGGTGGGCTAAAACATCTACGCCTCCTCCTGGTGAGCGGGCGACTACGAGTACAGCAAATATACCTGAAGGCCATGAGATGAGAAATGGGCAGCTTGTTTATACAGGGTTCCCTATCTCTTATGACCCCAATGACCTTCGCCGTACTGCTTTACTGAGAGAACAACGGGACAAGAGTGCTAGACTTCAAGCTGAGATGGCGGCTATTCAACAGCTTATAGATACCTTTGCGGGCCCTGAGTATTGGGCCTTGCGCTGGGTTTTGGGCAATGATTATGAGGCAGTGCGGAGAAGGGCCTCCAGGGTAGGACAGACTAGCTCTGAATGGGCAGAGCCTAAGCCCATTGGTGGCTTACCTATCCCAGCTTGGATGAGTGAGTTTATCACTGGGGAGACTGGGGGCGCTATACCAGGTCAAGGGGGGCGTGAAGAGGCAAGGGCGAAAAAGACTGCTGTGGCTAGTGCTACCGCAGGATGGCCCGAGGAGGAACCTTCACAGTGGGGGTTAGCTCCACTAAGTGCGCAAGCTGAGTTAACTCAAGAGCAGATGAAGGGGCTAGGTGGTCTTCTAGGATGGTTAAAGGCAGGAAGACCGACTACAGGTGGCGTAGGCTTTGCACAAGCATTAGGGACATCTTCGGCAGATTGGTGGACTGATTATGTGAATCTATCTCAGGGGATGTTCCCGTCAACATATAAATCTAAGGCTTGGTGGAGACCAACTAAACAGAGATAAAAGGAGAGTTGAATAATGGCTAAAGGATGCCCTGGTTCTAAAATTCGTTCACATGGGAAAGGGCGTGGATTGGGTGTTGGGAAAGGACAGGGCCCAATCGGTAGGAGAAAGTAATGCCCGCTAAATTTGAGAAATGTGTTAGAGAAGGCGGCAGAGTAAGAACTATTAAATCTAAAGGTGAGAAGGCAACTGCCTATGTCCCAGTGTGTTTCCCCAAAGGCGGAGGCCCATCTGTATCTGGTGAAGTAAAGCATCGTAAGAAGAAATAATGGCAACAAAGTGGTTTACAACTATCCCGACATTAACACGATCGGCTAATAGCGTTTGGGCTGCCCTCAAGCAGTACGAGTCTCAGAAGAAGGCTATCGAGGAAAAGCGTAAGACGGCTGAAGATTATATGCGTGAGACTCGTACTATGCTTGGGCAGCAAGCTGCTGAACGTATGAGGAGCGAAGCTATTACGAGTGGCCGCATGTTGCCTGGCGGGAAGTATGGCCCGGCTATTACTGAGCCATTTGAGCACCAAGAAAGGGAACGAGACCTAAGAGCTAAGGCGATAGCCGAGGTCAGTGGCGAGATTGAGGGGATGAACCCTAATGAGGCTGAGCTTATTATCCAGCAAGAATTGAACTATCTCAGAGGAGAGCAAGCTGAAAAAGCGGGTGGTTATGCTGGCAAAACGGCAGACTGGTATTACCAGTTATCTCGTTGGATTGCGTCTAATAAGATGCTACCTCCATTCCCAATAAGTGCTGAGGAGGGAGCCAAGTTACCGTCTTCCTGGGGTGGATTGCCTGGCTGGAAGTCTGAGGAGGTAGAAGCTTTGAAAGCTTCGCAGGCTAAGCAGAAAACAGGTAAGGCTGTGGAAGCTATGGAGGCTTTGCCTGGGTATTACAGTCCCGAAGCTATAGAGAAACAATATGGGGAGTATGGGCAAGTTGCCGGTGCTGAAAAGCCCTGGTGGGAGAGTAAACGGGGGCAATTTCAGCATGGCGTTGAGCAAATCCATGAAGCTGTGGATGTTCCGACGAATCTCTATGTTTACTATACGGTTGTGAACAAGGCAGTTATGAAGGGCGGTAAGTTAAAACCTGCGGACCAAGCCTTTTATGAAGAATACCAGAAACAGAAAGGCGACAGAGCTTGGCCTGTTACGAAGCCAAGTAAGGAATTAGTCGCCTTATATGAGAAGGCTGCGCCTACCTCTGTAAAGGTCTTGCAAACTATCACTGAGCCAACTACTGCGCCATTGTGGGCTTTGCCTGGCGGTGCTGCTAGTAGAACCGCTTTGGCGGGTCGTGCTGCTAAGTTAGCTCAGGTAGGAACAAAGGCAGCAAAAGCTGAGGTTATCGGGATTAAGGTAGCTCGTGGCGCATTATTACCAGTAGAAGCGGTGGAAAGGGTTATTACCTTGCCCTTTGAGGGTGCTGCTAAAGCAATACAAGGCCGACGGATCGCCTTGAAGTGGAATAAGCTTGACAAGGCATTCCGTGGAGAGGTTGAACCCATCCTAAAGAAAGTCGATGATGGTGTTCCTTTGATAGAGGCAGATTATGCCAAGCTGACAGCATTTGACGATACCTATAGCAAAGCCCTGAAAGATATGGCAGCTAGGACCGAGGCTAAAGCTAGACCAGTTGAAGTTGCTCCCAAGCCAGTTGCGGAAGTCAAACCTCCTGCAGCAAAAGCACCTGTTACGCCAGAGGTTGTAGGGAAGTCGACTGAGGCAATCCCTAAAGCCAAGGTTACGCCTGTAGCTGCTAAGGCCGTTAAAGAGCCTTGGCAGATGACGAGGGAAGAATTTAATAGGACTGCTGAGACAGATTGGTTTAAGGGTAAAAAATGGATAGCTAAAGACAAACAATTAACTAATATGAGGGAAGAAGTTGTGAAGGATGCAGTTTCCGAAGGCAAACCAGTTCCCGAAGCAGTCTTGAAGGACTATCCTGACCTGGCTAAGGCTGTCCCTGAAGCTGAGATTGGCAAGGGCATTGCGCCCGAAGCTGAGGTTACTAAAGCTCCAAAGATTGAGTCCGTAGTTGATGAGGTTAGGGCAACTACTGGCATAACACCTGAACAGCAAGCAAGGGTAGGAGAAAGACCGGCTGGTGGTGAAGCTTACGAGTTCTATAACAAGCTATTCGATGTTGAAGATTCAGCCGATATTCTGAAACGCCTATATCCCAAGGGTTATGAGCAAAGGGCTGCTAAGTTACTTGGCAAGGCAAAGCTTGGTGGTGCTGTTAAGCTTATCAATCCATCGTTAACGCCCAGGGCAACGATGGAAGCCACAAGAGTACAAGAAGCTGCTGTGATTTGGGCTGATACTACCACGAGGCGTAGTCAGGGCATGAGTGCACTTGTGGGCGATATGCTTCGTGATGTTCTACCTGAGAAGGATGCTCTCAAACATTTTAAGATTAAGAATGGCATCCAAACTGCTTTCAGTCCTAAGTCTGGGTATGAGAAGGCGAGTACAGCTATCGTGGATGTTATGGAACATCCTTACAAATGGGAGCTCGATGATGCAGCCCTGAAGTTTAGTGAGCTATGGAGGCGCACGCTTGCTTCTAGCGTTAAGAAGCTTGAACAAGAAGGCATCAAGGTTAACAAAGCCTTCTACGAGGAAGGGGCTGGCTACTTCCCGAGATTAGTTAAAGAGGCTCATGGCGAACCTGTGAAGGTTGTCAGGGCTAGATTTGAGAAGCCACGATCCTATGCGAGCCAGATTGACGCCATAGAGAATAATGTTGTTTACACGGAAGACCCTGTTCAGAATGTCCAAGCCTTCGTAGAACACACGCATGAGCTCATAGCTAACAAGCGATTTCAGGATATGGTTAATCCCATTGGCAGAACAGCCAAAGATGTAATGCCGATGGATCTTGTGGTTGCTAAGGAAGAAGGGCGAGAGAAGGTTAAAAACCTCATGTACGCTCTCAATGCTGTGCGCAGGGCAAAGCGCGGAGAGCTATTACCGGCACAAACTACGGCAGCACTCGAAAGGAAAGCACCTGAAGTGGTGGCAACTGCTAAGAGCTTACCGAACCTTCTAGGCAAGGAAAGAGGCGAAGCTGCTACTAAAGTTATCAAGGAGCTTCAAGGAAAACTGGCAGGCGCTAGGGCTGAAAGCCTGAAGGCAAGTAGAGAATACGCTAAGGCTATGGAGGTTGCTCGTTCCCCAAGATTAGGAGAATTCGAGAAGAGTACAAAGCATTTCCTTTTCAGGAACCGTGTATTCCCAGAAGAAGTTGCGAAAGTCTTAGATGACTTTGCTGTTAGTAAGCCTCATGCTTTTTGGAGAGCTACGCAAAGTGTGAGTAGTACGCTGAGACTTATTGTAGCAGCTCTGGACTTTTCCCCGATGTTTATTCAGGGTGTGCCTATGCTTGGCAGGATGCCTCATAAGTGGGCCAGAACTACTCTGAGAGCTTTTGATGTTTTGTTTACTCCTAAGAACGCTGTGAAGCTTGCTTCCACACCTGAAAGGTTAGCTTTAAGAGCAAGGCATCCTGATATTGTCCAGGGGAAGCCTTTTGAGTATTTTGAGGCATTAGAAAAGCTCGGCAAAGCGAAAATTGTTGGTAGGGGTATATCAAAAGTCTATAGCCCGTTTGAGAGATTCTTTACTATGTGGGGTAATGAAGCAAGATTAACGCTTGCTGAAAGCTTAGAGTCAACGTTCGTAAGGGCTGGCAAAGGTGAACAGCTTGGTACTTTTGTTAATAGAATGACTGGGGTGATGGAGAGCAGAGCGATTGGAGTGGGCACTACGCAAAGAGCTATTGAGACCGGTTGGGTGTTCTTTGCCCCAAGATATACTAGGGCCTGCGCAGCTTATATCGGCAATCTATTTAAGACTGGCGTTGTGGGTAAAGAGGCTTGGAAGAGTGTAGGTGGACTTGCTGCTGGTGGAATGACATTTTATATCGGTGTCTGTAAGGGTTTAGGGCAAGAGCCACACTTAGACCCCCGTTATCCTACGTTTATGACAGTTAAGATTGGTGGTAGGGATATGGGAATAGGTGGATTTTATTATAGCTTCCTTCGATTTGGCACCGATGTTTATACGAGTATAGTAGGAGATGGCCCAGATAAGCGGCAAGATTTCACTAGTTTGTCTCGTAAGGATAATCCATTCATCAAGTTTCTTTACAGTAGAACTGCACCATTAACTGGCCTTCTTACTCAGGCCATTGATAGAGCCGATTACTTTGGTGATCCATTGCAGACTCCCCAAGATTGGGCACATTGGCTTTTTGTGGAGCACATGATGCCTATTGCGATGCAGTCTGCAATCACTAAACCGACTGAGACTGTAGAATATGAGAAACTACCAACACTTGCGGCAGAGATGCTTGGCCTGCGTACTTTCCCCGCTGATCCTTATTATGAACTTAGGGATAAGTATGCTCAACAGATATATGGGCAAGATTGGGATGAGCTTTGGAAGTATGATAGTGAGGGAGAATGGGTAGGTTTGTCTCGGCAACAGGAACGGTTACTTGACCGACATCCTGATTTAAGGGAGGCCTATGAGAAATATAGGGTCAGGAATGCTGAAAGATGGAAGCACGCTCATGGCTTATTGGATTAAGGCAAGTAGCGATAACGGGAATCTGGCATTAAGTCGCGGTCATGTTCGTAGGCCCAACGCTCGATTTCCAGCTGTTCTTCTGGCGTAAGAGAATTCCACCAATCATCGTATTCCTGCTGTTGCTGTGCTTGTACCTCTGAAGTATGCCAGATAGCTTCATTTAGTGCTGGTATAGAGATACTTGCCACATAAAACAGTGCACCAACGAAAGCTAGAATGATTAACCCAATAGTGATTTTACTTTCCATCTCTCACCTCCTGAGAAATTGCCAGTGTTAGTAATACTAGGAATACTACCCAGAAAGTCCAGTCCTTCACTAAGCTTTTGGGCCGTGGCTTATTGTCGATAGAAGAGTAGTCGTTGTGGACAATAGCCCAAAGAACCGTTTTGGGTGTTAGGATTTTCTTTGCGCCTGAATCTGGGTCCAAGCGTTTCATAACTTCCTCCATAGCAGGTAAGCACCTTGTAGTGCTACCGCTACCCCAAGTCCTATAAACAATAGAGCTAGGTCACTTTTCCCAATCCACGCCAGCTCTTTGATAACGATAACAGCGGCGATGACTATGGCAATCCATAGCAGAGCCTTCATACATTTAGCATAACACTAAAATAGATTTTGTCAATAGACCCCGATTTTAGGTCGATAATCGGGGTTTTTGTTATTGGGGAAAGATTTAATCATAACCCAAAGGAGGATTTTCATGGAAGAAGACACGCAAAGCGAGGTAACGCAAGAAGCTGACGGAGCTCAGGCGGAAACTCCAAGTGCTGTCGAAGAAGCACAGCCTTCCCTAGCAGACATTATATCTGAAAGGGACAGGATTCTAGGACAACTAAAGGATTTCCAGAGGAAGGAATCGAGACTAGCTGAACGAGAGCGTAAGCTTACTGACATTGACGAGATTAAGGGCACGGTCGCCGTACTTGAGGAAAGGATTGCTCTCATACTGGATAACCAGAGTGAAATACTGGGAAAGGCAGTAGAGCAACCATCAACTCAGCCCCTAAGCTATCAAGCACAGCTACGGCAAGATAGGGAGACGAAGGCGCAAGGGAAAAAGACTACTGAGGAATATGTGCCATCGTCTGAAGATACTGTTGCTGCCTTTCGAGTAGAAGCCTTAATGCAAGAGATGGGATGGGATGAGTCTCACCCGAATGTTGTAAAGATTAAGGCGCAACCTACTGCTCAGAAAGGGCTAGAGGTAGCTCGGAAACTAGCTAAAGAAGACCGAGACAAACAAACCAGTGAATCAGTCAAGCGACAGCTAAAGGAAGCTGGATTGACAACGCCTGAGACTGGCGGGCCTAGTGCTTCAAGTGTTGCCTGGAAAGGTTTGTCTGCCGAGGAGAAGATTCGGCGGGCAGTCCAGGGCAAAGAAAACTAAAGAGAGGTAAACGAACATGGCTTATACCCTAGTAGACGCAGCGAAGCTGTCAAATGACAGCTTGCAAGCTGGCGTGATTGAGCTGTTGGTCAGGGATGACCCTGTTCTGGAACGGCTCCCTTTTGTAGACATTGTGGGTAACGGATTTACCTACAATGTGGAAACTACTGAAGCCGGTGCTCAGTTCTATGAGGTGGGTGACACCTGGGTGGAATCCACTCCGACCACGACTCCACACACGGCCATCCTGAGGATTCTTGGCGGCGATGCTGACGTAGATAACTTCCTCAAGGCTACCAGGTCTAACATAAATGACCTGAAGGCAGAGGCAATCGAGGCCAAGGTCAAGGCTATAAAGAAAGAGTTTATGGATGCTTTCTATTATGGCTACAACACTGGCTCTCCCAAGGAGTTCGACGGGTTGCATTACTTGATTAACAGCTACCTAGCCGTCGACAGTAGCTACAATGTAGTTCCTATCGCAAGCGATGCAACTACCCCTGTTCTCTTGCACCTTAGCAAGTTAGAGGAAACGATAGACAAGGTTAAGGGTTTCAAACCTGACCTGATGATGATGACCAAGATGATGAGGCGCTATATCAATGTCTATCTACGCGCTGCCGGTGGTATTACCTACGATGATAGGGCCAACAAGCGTATCCAAACCTTGTTTGATATTCCCGTAGGTGTCAGCGACTATATCAAAGACACTGAGAATTGCGACAAGGACTTTGGTACATATTTTGGTTATCAACCTACCACTCCTGCCGCTACAGCCGATGGTGCTACGTCAATCTTTATCCTCAGCTTTGGCCCCAAGGCTTGCTGCGGCTGTCACAACGGTGGCATAACCACAGTCCCCCTGGGAGACCTGGAGACCAAGGACGCCAATCGCTACAGAGTTAAGTGGTATGTGAGCATGATGCTTCAGAACATTTTATCCTGTACGAAGATAACTGGCGTCGACCCTGACGGCACCGTAGCTGCATAACCAAGAAAGTTGATTAGGTCGAGAAATCGAGCAATCGTAGGCGTTACTGGCTAGGCCGACAAAACTAACCAGAAATCTTTTAAGGAGAAAAACGAAATGGGTTTTACATATACCGACAAAGCTGGAAAGATAATCCTCCACAGTTGGGGGAGATTCCGAGCAGTGGTGCTGGCAGCGGTTGAAGTTGGTGACTTACTTAACAGGTATGCCACTACCAATTCCTCTGCCATACAGCTTGCAGACTCGACTGGCAGCTTGGCTGCCTCAGCCGTAGCTTGCCAAGATGGAGATGCAGGCGAAGAGATTTGGTGTTGCTTGGCCGCTGAGGTTAAAGCACCACCTACTGTTGGTACTGGTGGGGTAGTAACCCCAGTCTATTTTGCTGCCGAAGCTGACTTCCTTGGTACTGCCTTGTATCTTGGAGACGCTGGAAAAGCATCATCCAGTGCTGGAGTTCTAACACAGCTTGTAGGCTGGCTTCTGTCTCGTGACAGAATCCTCTTGACCCCTGGTGGTGGAATTCTGACTGGTGCCGGTGCGTTTTCAACCATAAGTGCCAGTGGTGCTGTTGCCCTTAGCGATGCTTTGACTGTTACTGGTGCGACTGCCTTGAATGGTGGTCTTACAATGGACACCGATAAGTTCACCGTTGAGGATGACACTGGGAATACGGGTATTGCAGGAACCTTGGCGGTTACTGGCGTGGTAACTCTCAGCGCTGTCCCCGTTTGTAGTGCGGGAGTTTCTATTGCAGCTAATAAAACGCTGGTAATGGCAGTAACGGATAATCCTGCTGATGCTGCAGTCACACCTAAAGGTATGCAGACTCTAAGCAAGGGTAGTGCAGGGGCTTATACTCTGGCTGCTCCTACTGCGGGCGAAATCTGTGTTATTGCAGCTAAAACTGCTCAGGCCCACGTTGTAACTACCGCAGCTGGCGTAACCTACGATGGAACCAATAACACGGCTACCTTCGGTGGGGCAATTGGAGATTGCATTGTGCTGGTTGGCATTTCTGCTACTAGATGGCAGGAACTCTCTAACACTAATGTAACCCTTTCATCCGTGTAACCAAAAAGGCTTCGTGGGGGTGTGCCTTGAAACATCCCCATAATTCATTAAGGGGGATTTATGAAAGAAGTTTCGTTAACAGAGCTAAAGAAGTTAAGTGCTGAGGGGTTGAAGGATAGCCCGTGCTTTCAGGTAACAGTGAATTGTGAGCCAGTGGCTATCGTGATTGTGGGGGCTATGGAGGGTATGAAAGACAGGATACGTGTTTTGGCATCCCAGCTTGATGCTGCAAGGGGGAAATGATATGCACTTTTGGCAAGCAAAAGAGGGGCAGAGGGTACTAACCACAGATGGCATTCCTTGTGTTGTGGGCAAAAGATATGGTGAGGAAAGCGGGAATAACTGGGGTATTTGGCTTCATGCTGTTGACCAAGATGCTACGAATCTTAAGGATATGGTTGTTCACGATTCCTCTTGTGTTGCCCCCTACTCTGAGACATTAGAGCACGAGTTGAAGGAATTATGGGGTTCTATGGAAGAAGCTCGACAGGTGTGGGAACAAAGATTAAGAGAGGTGGAATATCATTTACTCCAAGCCAACATGAAAGCAGCAGAGGTAAATAATGCCTATCTATGAGTATGTTTGCAAGGAATGTGGGCATAAGTTTGAGACATTGGCGCTGGAGCCTAAATGCCCTCAATGTGGCAGTAAGGATCTGGAACGCAAGTTCTCTACATTCTCCTACCGACTCGGCAATTACTTCCAAAATCTCAAAGACGAGGGGCTGGATTAGTTATGTACGACCTCCCCATTTGCTTTCAAGGAGTTTGATTATTTCATCCTTCGTGCTTAAGCAGCTCTTGTAATGAGCATCCATCTCGTTAAGGAAAATAAGCAATTCCTCTTTAGTTAATTCCTCAATGGGTTTGCCTTTATAGGTTGCTATCGTATCCATAGTCTAATTCTACAGGAGGTTAAGGTTTCTGTCAAAATGTACGATTTTCTTGTCTATATCTGCGGGCATGGGGAGACCAAAGACCTGACAACAGTTAGCTTATGCCGTCTCTATAAGTCGGGCTTTCATTTCGATGAGCCGAGATACGTAGGTCCCGAGGCCATGATAGCACGCTCACGAAGTCGAGCGTGTACGCAGTTCCTGAAGGATGAGACTGCACCTTACATGATATTCGTAGATAGCGATATTGTGTTTACCTCGGAAGACATAGGGAAACTCTACAGTGCCCTGCAGAAAGGCTATGACATAGTAGCTGGGGGTTATCCTATGCGGGGAGGTCAGGCTTTCCCTATACGAAGCTGGAATAAGCCCATAACGTTCAATAATGAGGTGAACGAGGTTGAATACGTCTCTGCTGGTTTCATGGGGATTTCCCGAAGGGCTTTAGAGCAAATAAGGGACAAGCTCGATTTGCCTCTCCTCCATGAAGGTAGTGTTATGGAGTGCTACCCGTTCTTCGAGAATGGTCGCTACCTTCCAGAAATGTTCTATCTCAGTGAGGACTGGGATTTTGTGGTGAAAGCCAGACAAGCTGGCTTCAAAGCCTATTTCCATACAGGCGTTCTGGTTAACCATATTAAGGAGATAATGTTTGCTGGTGTTGATACTGCAAGGCAAATGCTTCAAAAGCAAGATCGGCCTATGGAACGGCCCCTTGCCCAAAGTACCTTGCTAGGGGATGCTGCGGACATCTTGGATATTTCCGAAGCTCTCTTGGTTGAAAAACTATCTCAGGATTGCGCTGGTCATGTAGCGGATGAGTGGAACCAGTGGCAGGGTAACACAGAGGATTTCTACAAACAGAGCAAAGCACAGTTGATGGACTTGATTAAGTTCAATCTCAGTGATGCTTACTGGTCAGACAGGATGAATCCTCTCAAAGACGAGACGGATAAGAATGTTCTTGACATAGGCTGCGGTATAGGGACTGCGGCCTTATACCTGGCTTCCAATCGAAACAAGATAGTTGGATACGAGCTTAACGATAATCTCCTGGAATTTGCTAAGGCAAGGCAAGAGAAATTCGGTTTGTCCAATATCTTCTTCACCGATTCGTTACCGCCAAGACACAGGTTTGACCTTGTTGTGGCTATTGATGTCTTGGAGCATATCGAGGACTTACATGGTTTCTTATTGGATCTAAGTGATGGTATGAAACCAGGTGCGAAACTATATCATGCTGATGCGTTTGAGAAGAACGAGGCTTATCCCATGCACTTCGACCATTCAGAGCATATTGACGAGTGGTTAGAAGAAGCAGGGCTTGTGATTTTCGATAAACGATGGGCCATTAGGAAATAAAACACAGGAGGTATTGTGCCAGAAGGGAAAGTAGGCAGTGGATCGAAGGCTATTGGTTATACCAAAATCAGGGACGGTGACGGTAATTTACTTGTGGCCTTTAACTCGGGAGATGCAGACGACTACTGGGGAAACGAGTACCAAAGAGAGAGGATAGATTATTGTATGAGGCATAGACGAGATAATATCCCGAAGCATCTCAGAACTGGAGCAAAGCCTTTAATCTCCAGAATTTTAGGATGGGATGTGGAACGAGAGGCGAAGAAGTTAATAGAATTGAATAAGGAGGAAAGCAATGGCTGAACGATGTATTCCCACAGCGTTATTGTTCCAGAGCGTGAGTAAGCTCCTAAAGGGCGATGCCCCGGCGAGCTTTACTCATCTGAGTCTATCTGGTGAGTCTATGGCTGGCTTCGATAAAGACACGACAGACATCACCGATGAGATCACCAGGGAAGCAGTCTCACCCACGCTGGAGAAGACCACCGAGACGGACGACACCGTAGTGATGTCGAAGGCAAGCTGGAAGCCCGGTGCTGACACTATCTATGGTGGTGCGGTGTTCTGTGGCCTGGCAGATGCCACTATGCAGGTATTCCATGAATGGGCTGCAAGTGTGGCTTTTGAGGCCGACGACACAGTCACGGAAACCATCAAAGTGCAATCCAAGCTGGGTTCGTAATGCTAAAAAAAGGGGGGGTAGGATTAGCCTACCCCCTCTTGGGTTCTAAGCATGATTTCACTAGATAGCGGCGAAACAAAGCTATTCTCACGATATTGGGGAAGGGAAGATCTGATTGACGATGAGGACTTCTGGCGGGATGTCTATGATTATTACTCTCAGGACATTGGTGATGCACCTTTACCGCTAACATACAACCCTAATACGGTCAGGATGGTATTGGAAATGTTGGACTGCCGCCCTGGGGTGTGTAGTAAATGTTGTCATTATCCGAACACTCAGCTTAACCTGAACGATATTAGACGGATAGTTGAAAACACTCGCTATACACAGGAGGACCTGGGCAAGCTGATAGTGACCAAGGAGAATAAGTTGTCCTTGAATTGTAAGAATGGTTGCCCTTTCCTCAAGAAGCATAGATGTACGATACATGAATATAGGCCAGACGCGTGTTTTTTCTTCCCGATAAGTGGCAAGGCGGCTATGATTGGAGACGAGAAGGTTAAACAAATGCAAATAAGGGTCATCTGTAAGCCTGCTTTGGCCGTGGCAAGAAAGATAATCACCGAGGCAATAAGCAAGGGGAAGAGCCTATTACTGCCTGACCTGACGATAATTCCGAAGGAGATTACAAAGCCGCATATCCCAGACCCACAGCAAAGGTAGGACAGGAGATAATTGATAGAAGAGATTATCCAAAAACGCACTAGGAATAGCAAGACGTTCCACCTTGCACCCAACAAGTATGCTTTGGATTGTGCTATAGGTGCTATCCACTACAAGGATAACTATACTGACAAATTTGAACCCTGGAAAGATATTGACCTTACGTGGCAAGGCAACCGCATTACCAAAGCTCCTTACGAGCTAACTCATGAAGGTAAGAAACTCACTCTCAAAGATAAGAAGACTGGTGGAATCTCCACTATTGAGTTACTAGAGATTGGTGGCAAGGCCATTCCTCCTATTCCTGAGATTGCCTGGCAGAGGTCAAAGTGCTTAGTAAAAGCACTTGGGATAGCCCAAAATACCGACCTTGAGATAGTAATTGAGAATAGTGCTGTTAGATTTAGGCGTATTCTCAAATCAGATAAAGCTCCGCACGAGGCCAAGTTCAAGGTTACTGGTGATACTAGCCTGATTTCAGTTAAGGCTTCAGATGAAGATGGGGATTTACCTGTAGAAACAAGTCTGGAAGATGGAATACTAACTGAGACCTTAAAACCTGATAAAGAAGTTAAATATCCTGTTAAGTGTGACCCTACTCTTAACTTACAGGTTGGGGCTAGCACTGATGATTGCCGCCGAAGACTAGATACTTCGTACTGGAACTTGAGCGATAATTACGTAGGAGTTGGATATGCGGGTAGTTCTAATGCTCAATGGGGTAGTGGGATACGCTTTACTAACATCACAATCCCACAAGGAGCTACGATTGATACTGCTTATTTGACACTTCGCAGTATCCTAGCTAGGGCTGGTACTACATCTAACACAAGAATAAGTGCTGAGGATGTTGATGATGCAGCCACCTTTGCTGATGATTCCAGTGCCTTTGATACCCGTTGGGCAGCCAGGACAACCGCCAGAGTGGATTGGGATAATATACCAGCCTGGTCAGTTGATGAAGAGGGTGCTGATACAATTAGTCCAGAGATAAAGACGGTAATTAAGGAGATTGTTGATAGAGGTGGATGGGCTTCTGGACAAGCTATAGTTATCTTTTGGGAGGACTTTGAGGATAGGAGCGCTCATGCTACTGATTGTGACAGGTGGGGTTATAGCTATAATGGCTCGTCAACTTATGCTCCTAAGCTTCATATTGAATATACAGTTGCCTATATCCGTTCGGCTACTGCCTTACTTGGCTTAACTTCAACAGCTTCTAGGGTTAGGGTTGCTATAAGAAGCGACACTGGATTATTGGGGATACTCCCCACAGCTTCAAGAATAGGAGTTCTTACCAGAAGTGACTCAACATTGATTGGCCTATTATCAACTGCGTCAAGAACTCTAGTATTAACTCGTGCTGACACCGCCTTATTAGGATTATTGGCAACTGGTACTAGGGCTATAACCTATGCTGCCCAAATAGCAACTGCTCTATTAGGGCTGCTTTCTACAGCTTCGAGAGCGGTGGCATATACAAGGGCAGATAGCACCTTATTGGGGCTATTACCAACGGCATCAAGAACGCTAACATTGACTCGCCTCAAATCTGCTTTGCTGGGCCTGAAAGCCACAGCGTCAAGGGCAATAGTATTTACGCCTAAGAGTGCCACAGCATTGCTTGGGCTTAAAAGTACTGCAACCCGCACAATGGCACTTACTAGAACTGACACTAGCCTATTAGGACTGAAAGCCACAGCATCTAGGGTTGTCGCTCTCGCCCGAGGCGATGCCTTGCTGCTAGGATTGAAAGCCACGGCTTCAAGGTTAGTGGCACGGGTGAGAAGTGATACCGCTTTGTTAGGCGTAAAGGCTTCGGCTACCAAAGTCGTAGTTCTAACCCGTGCTGATACTGTATTGTTAGGTCTCAAAACCTCTGGAAGTAGGGCGATAGTATATACGGCCCAAGTAGCAACCGCTCTATTGGGATTAAAGACAACCGCATCCCGCGCAGTAGCCTATACGAGAACCGAATCTGCATTGCTCGGATTGAAGGCTAGTGGAGTGAGATTACTAGCATTGACACGGGCTGATAGCCTTTTGTTAGGGCTAAAGAGTACGGCATCAAGGCTTCTGTCATATCCTCGAACAAGCACGGCGTTACTAGGTCTCAAAGCATCACCTTCTAGGATAGTAGCTCTTTCAAGAGCTAATACTGCCCTATTAGGCCTGAAGGCTACCGCTTCTAGGGTTATTACCATAAGCAGATTGGATACAGCATTGCTTGGGCTAAAGACCACAGGCGAAAGAGAGGGCTTTTACTTCTTCACTGGTGTTGCTCTCTTGGGGCTGAAAGCGACAGCCACCAAAACGGTAGTGCTCACTAGAACCGACACGGCTCTACTAGGACTGAAAACTGCCTATTCTAGAGTGGTTAACCTCACTCGCTCAGAGGATACATTACTAGGATTATTGCCGACTGCAAGCAGGGCGATAGCATATACTCGCAGCAATGCATTGCTGTTAGGATTGAAAGCCACTGGCGATAGGATTATTGCTCTTACGAGGATAGATACCGCCTTACTAGGTTTAAAGGCAACTGGTAGTAGGGCGATAGTCTATACTGAGAAGGCTGCAATGGCATTGGTGGGATTGAAAACGACAGGCTCAAGATCGGTAGCCTATTCCAGAATTGATACTGCCTTGTTGGGTTTGAAAAGTACCGCTTCAAGGGCAGTGAGTTTGATTCGTACTGATACCGCTTTGCTAGGATTGAAGTCCAGTGCCACTAGATTAGTGGCATATACCAGAGTCAAAACTGCGCTATTGGGACTAAAAGCTACTGGCTCAAAGGGATCTATCTATACTAAGGCAGCTACGGTATTGTTGGGTTTGAAGGCTACCGCGACAAGAACTGTAGTCGTGACTCGCTTAGATACGACCCTACTGGGCTTAAAGGCGACCGCTAGTAGAGTAATGACTTTAAGCCGTGCTGAGGCTGTGTTACTAGGACTCAACACAGCAGCCTCAAGACTGGTAGCATATAGCAGAACGAATATAGCTTTGCTAGGATTGAAGTCCAGTGCCACTAGAATTACTGTTCTCACAAGGGTCACTGCTGCCCTGCTAGGCTTAAAGACTACTGCCACTAGGCTTGTGGCTTATACCAGAATAGATACCACTCTTTTAGGATTACTCCCCACAGCATCCAGAATAGCAGTCTTCAGCAGGGTTCAGACTGCTCTACTAGGGCTGAAAACTACGGCTTCCAAGATAACGGGACTAAGTTTTGTTGGAACAGCCTTATTAGGGTTGGCAACCACGGCGTCAAGGTCAATAGCTTATACGAGAGTCAATACTGCCTTGGTGGCACTTAAAGCAACTGGGAGCAGAATATTGGCCCAAGTGAGGAGTGATACGACCTTGCTTGGACTAAAATCTACAGCCTCTAGGGTTGTGGCATATACACGAAGTAACTCAGCACTTGTTGGGCTTAAATCAACAGCCTCAAGAATAATCGCATTGAGTCGAATTAATACTGCCCTACTCGGATTTAAGTCAACTGCAAGCAGAGTAATAGCTCTTATTAGGAGTTACACTGGCCTATTGGGCTTAAAGAGTACTGCAACTAGACTCATATCTTATTCCAAGGTGGCAACTGCGTTACTGGGATTAAAGGCAACAGGTGTGAGGGTAGTAATCCTTGCCCGAAGCGATACGGCGTTGCTTGGCGTGAAAACAACTGCTAGTAGGGTACTAGGTTTGTCCAGGGCTAAAACTAGCCTTCTCGGCCTGAAAGGGACGGCCACAAGGGTTATCTCTATTAGCCGCTCAGATAGTGCGCTGGTTGGTCTAAAGGCAACGGCATCAAGGGTGATAGCCCTAACTCGTACTGGCACGACTCAACTGGGGCTGAAAGCCACGGCGGAATCAGTGTTTTGGCGTATGTTGAAGATTATAACAGCCTTGGGAAGAGTGCATGCGTTGAAAGCGGCGAATGGGGTGATTTATCGAATCATTGGAAAGGAAATGAAATAGAGATGGAAACATATCGAAGACTTGAAACGCCTAAGATTTGGGGACTTGTTAAGACCCAGAACATAGATTCAAACGGCAATCTTTCTGACGGCTCATTAGTAGACCCCGCGACCTCGCAGCAAATTATCATTGAGGATAGTTCAGGACAAATTGTGCAAGCCCTGGATGACATGACGAAATCGGTCACGGGCAAGTATTACTATGATGGTTACACAATCGCCTCGGATGCTCTTCTAGGCACATACCATTACGAGATTAGGGTTAAGGACGGTACGAAAACAAGTGTAATCCGTGGCGCATTCAAAGTGGAGGAGCAAATTGCATGAGCATAACTTTAGCTTCTATAACAGCAAAGCTTGATACCATCCTCGGAGATATTATAAGTGGCACTACAACAAGTGCAGGGAAAAGCGATAAAACTAGCCTTGTTGATTCAGGTTTGGCCCACTACCCGGATGATTATTTTGTTGGCTACACGGCATTTCTAACAGCCAGTGAGCAAGAGCAGCACATTAAGGAATTTCTTTCCCCAAGCGGAACCTTAGTAGTCTGGAAGGCGTTTTCTGCCCAAGTAGAATCTAGTATAGCCTATAAGCTATATCGCTTCAGCCAGGCCGATAAGAAGCTGGCCTTAAATCAAGCATTGTTCGATTCCTTTCCCTCCTTCTATAAGTATGTGAGGGATGAGACATTGTGGGGGCAGAACGCTTATGGCGAAGAATCAGAGGACGCAGAGTTCGACAAGTACAAATATGATGTCCCTTCAGGCTTCTATGGATTTCCTGACCAGATTTGGCTCCGTGAGTGTTATAAAGGAAAGCATACTGGCAGCGATGCTGCTGCTGCTTTGACTGACGGAGCCGCTAATTGGGAAACTGACGAGCTTGTAGGGGAAACCATAAGAAACAAGACCGATGGCTCAACGGGAACGGTAACGGCCAATACGGCCACAACGGTTACTGCGACTCTATCTGGTGGCACGAACAATGACTGGGATGAAGATGATGAGTATATTGTCCCCAAGCCCAATAAGAAACCCGAAGGCTTCTACGATTTCAAGCCCCTCAAGAAGAGCGATGGCACATGGGAGTTCTATGCCAGTATTGGTGAGAAATACGCCATAATCCTTCTGGGTAAGCAGCAACTCACTCAGTTTACTAATGCCGCCTCTACCACAGAGCTTGATAATGCTCAGGCTGAGATATTGCGTTTCGGGGCTGCCGCTAATCTCTTCCGTATGTATGCCAACAAGATAGATGTTCAGGATACAGGAAGATTTGAATCACTGGCTGACAGATGGGAAGCTAAGTTTTATGCGCTTATAAAGGAACATCCTATGGGACAGATGTACCCGAAAATGAAAGTAGATTGGAGTTGGGCTGAATGACTAAAGAAGATAGGATAGTAAAGGCGAAGAAGGACTTAAAGGATACGCTTGAGCTGCCCAATGGCAAGTTCAGGTCTATATCGGCCCAGGGCTTTAAGCATCTTGACAATGATGAGCGGGAAGCATTAAGAGAAGTCATTGAGGAAGCCGCGCTTAGTTACGAAGACTGGGAACAACAAGCTAAACGATTGTGGCCTAAAGAAGTGGTGATGAAGCCGATAGTTTGGAGGAAGAGGTAATGGCGAACACGTATGACCTAACGATTGCGTATGGCGAGACTACCCGTAACTTCATGCTCGTTAAGAATGGCAAGAACAAACTATGGCGTGTTTCGGACGCTCCGTTGCTACCACCCTCTATTATGACTACTGAGGCTTCACCTTCAAGCCTTAACCCTGAAAGAGAGATACAGGAGATTCAGGCAGATTGGCGCAGGGGTTTTCAGGACTTGATATTTGAAGACGAGAGGAAGTATTACGCCTCTTACAATTGCGATGCCAGGTTCAAGGGCAAAGTGATGCTCAGCCCTAAGAAATTGACAGCTTTGACTATGCCCACCAGTGGCTACAGGGCAATTGACGACCCTGGTATGGAGGAGTGGGACGATGCAGCGAATTTAACATATTGGACTAAGGTTCTTGATGGGGCGACGTTAGCGAGAAGTGAAATTGAGCATGGGGGAAGTTATGCAGCTTGGCTCCAGGGTTCGAGCGGGGATAATGCCGAAATCTATCAAGACTTGCCATTTAGCACAAGCGACAGAGGAGTAGAGTTCACACTAAAGGCTTGGTGCAAGATTGAAACTGGCATTCTTACAGCGAGAATCGGTATTGACGACGGCATAGGCGATCCAACCTGGACTGATGTTAGTGAAACCAGTTACACGCAGAAAACTTGTGTTCGCACACTTGATGCAAGTGCTACCAGGCTTCGTGTCCGTTTCTATACTGCTAGTTCTGCTAGCGTAAAAGATATGTGGATTGATGATGTAACTGTTGAGGGGGGGCTTAACACTGGTGCTTGTACCAAGATTATCAACTTTGGCTCCACAATAGTGCTTGCCTCTGGCGCATCGCTTATTAAAGAGGATTCAGGCTCTTTAACACACTTGATTGATTTTGGGGTTGACATTACCGACCTCTGCGTTTTTGAGAATCGCCTCTATATCGCTTTAGGCTGGAGCAATGCTTACTGGTACACCTCCGATTTAAGCACATTTACAGAATCCACATTGACCAAGAATACAGCAAAGCACATGGCGGTAGTCGGGGCTAATTTCTGGATTTCCGATGCTGCCAATACTGTGACGGATAGCGATGATCCTATCAATGGTGGCACAGAGTTTGCAGCTCCCTCATATACCTTGCCAAACTCAGCATACGACATTACCGGGTTGGTGGATGATGATACAGTCGTTTTCGTTAGAAAACAGGACCAGGTTTATTATCTATCGGGTAGCGATGTCTTTCCGCTCATACCAGAACTAGCGACAGAAGTAAATACCAGTATTAATTACAAGCTCTACAAGTGGCAAGGAAAGCTTTATATCCCATCCGGCATTAACTCACTCTACGAGTATGACGATGGAGTAATAACAAATATATCGTTGCCTCGTTATGCTCCTGCTAGTGAGGAATTTGACGAAGCCATACATGCTATTTGTGGCGATAACGAATATCTCTATGTAAGTGAAAACTGGTCTGCTGGAGTTGATTATAGTGAAATTGTAGCAGGGCACTGGGAAACAATTGAAGGAGCGACGGATTGGGTGTGGCATCCCATCTATCACGCTGCCGATACAAATCCCTTTGAAGTCATATTCATTTCCAACGTCACAGGCACCAAACGGTTATATGTTGGCACAGACACAGCTTCGGATGGTATTTTCCCCTATGTTATGCCAGTTGGTTATTCAGACCCATTATCTGAAAGTGGCTATGAGGTGTATAGTGTAGGGTATTTTTACACGCCCTGGTATAGAAGTAACTTTGCCAGTGAAGACAAATACTGGAAGACAATTGATGTAACGAGTATCTGTATAACGAGCAAAACAAGCATTACTGTCTATTACCAGAAGAAAGGTGATACAGGCTGGACTGAATTAGGCAGTTGCACCACCAGTGCGCTTGCAGGTAGTGACTATCCTGCTGAAGTTACCGATACATTTAGTATAGGTGTTTCCTCAGAGAGAATAAGATTTATGTTTTGTCTCAGTGCTACGCAAGATGATGATTATTCGCCTATTCTCTACGGTCTGGGTGGTGGTATATGCGTCAAAGGGAAGTTGCAACCTGAACGCAAGAAGCAAATAGATGCCACGATCCTTGTTGCTCCAACCTACCGAACTCGTAACCTGGCCTATGAAGCAGTAGCAGTCTCCACGACTCTCGGCTATTTAAGAGCTATATACGCTCTCACGAGCGCAATTACCGCGACTGGCCCAGACGGAACGGCTTATACCGTTTTAGTTGACAGGGAAGGTTATGTGGAACAATTGACCTATGAGGAAGAAACTGAAAAGCATGAGAATTACTGGGTGACCTTGAAAATGCTGGAGGTGTAATGAGAGCTTACGATGTGTCCTTTGAAATCTCAGCAGGGACCAAATATGGCTTCGTGCTTGCCGTTGCTGCCGGTAGGAAAGCATGGGAAGTTACGAGGCTTTATACTAAACCGCCGACTCTGATTAAGCAAAGGATTGACATGGTTATAACGGCCAGTGAGGATGATATTACGGCAAGTGGCGCAAGGCAATTAAGACGGATGGCTAAGATACTGGCTGATTTAGAGGTCTTAATGACAGAGACAGATAATATAACGCTTACCGGCTTAGACAACGAAAGCTATCAAGTCTTACTTGACAAAGAGGGGCTGACTATCAAGACATTAATTCACGAGAAGAGCAAAGAACCAGAATACCAGGTAAGCCTCCTATGTTGGGGCTTATACACTTAAAAGGAGGTAAAAGACAATGGCGAAAACAGGCGATGTCGAGTTCAATATCAATGTAAATACTGTGTACAACTATATGTTGGTTGAGCGAGACGGGAGGAAGGCATGGGGTCTTCAGCAACTATATCGGGTCACACCATCCTTGATTAAAACCAAGCTTGATATGATTATCGAGGCAAAACCATCCATGCGACAAGTAGACGGGAATGTAATCGTTACCAGGGATATAGCAAATGTGATTACTGAGCTCAGAACACTGTCAGATGCAACTAGTGTGATAGCACTAGATGGCTTCGATGGACAAACGTACAATGTTCTATTTGACCCGAAGGCAACTACAATAACACAGGTACTAGACGAAACTGGTCGTGAGACGCAGCGTTACGAAGTTGCCATATCTTGTTGGGGCTTATACACAGCATAGCGAGAAATGAGATGCCGAAGGGAAATCACGATAATCACCCCAACAAAAAGTATGCCCAAGTTAAAGACCTAGAACGGTTAGAGGGCAAGTTCGACAAGTTCCTTGATAATGAGCATCCTCATCTTGTCGAGAAAGTTGACGACGTGCTTGGCAAAGTTTCTCGCATGAATCGCCAGCAGTGGATTACCACTGGCATACTTATCGTGGGTGTTCCCCTTCTGATCATGTTAGTGCAAATGGTCATTCAGGGCTTTATCAAGCCCTAAATCCCCTATCATGCACAGAAAGGCACTTTCCTGGCGTTTATTTCCACAATCAATACTATTTCCCAAGGTTATGGGTGAAATATGAAGAATGATAAGGGTTTAGTAAGGAGGGGACATGGACATAGAAGACAGGCACGAGATTAGGATGATGGTTAGGGAGGAGTTAGACGAGCGATTCCCAGCGAAGCATTGCTCTGAGTGCAAGGGGTGGCAACGTATGGTGGCGTTCACGAAATACCATGATGAGAAAGACGAGTACGTGACTTCCTTCAAGTGCCTCTATTGTGGCAGTGAATTTGTAGAAGAGCTACGCAAGGTGTGAAATGAGATACGGAAACATTGACCAAGGCTTAGTTTATGGCTATTGCGATGTTTGCGACAAACGGGGTGATGTTAAGGAATTCCGTCAACTGACCGGCAAGGTTGTCCGATTGTGCCTGAAATGCCTTGGGCCTGGTTATCACCAGCTAGTCAGGAAAAAGACTCATGGCAAGGCTCGACGCAAGGAGGGTGACAAACCGCACCCACCATTTAGGCATACCCAGGTTGATTAGGAGGTGGCGCTTCTAATGGCAGAGCATCGAGAGACACTAGAGGAGTTTCTAGGTCAACTGGATTCAGAATTGGAGTTTATTCCTGCTGCTGACTCTGCTCCTATTAGCGAAGCACTTGCGAAAGCTAAGCGGATATTGGAAGGCTCTGAATGGATAACTCAATTAGATCGAAACTGGATTGAGGCTCTCAAATATCAAGCTATCAAGTATCTACCGCAATCGAGCGATGTTGCAAACCTCTATATCTTGGCTAACGAGCTGGCTCAAGCAGGATTGCCCCGCGGGGCAGAAATACTACGCGCTATCTCCTATGGCATGGCATATCAAGCGAGGTTGGGCAAACATTATGAAAGCACAAACGATGAAACGACACCTGGAAAGTGACGGCTGGTGGACCATAGCTAATAAAGGCTGGCCGCTCTATGTCTGTTTCGATGGCAAACAGATTGTCATGGCGTTGATGAAGGAGTGTAAGCGCACAATAGCCAAAGCACTCAAAGGGAACCTCCGTTGTTATAAGCGTAATGATAAGAACGACTATGAGATGGTGAAGGATGTCGAATAGGCTTTTGCCCCCGCGAGAAAGTGAAGAAGCGCTGAAGTGCATTCAAAGGCACAGCTTGGGAGTTGCCAGAGATACACTCTTCAAAGAGTTTGGAAGAGCATGGGGATTCAGAACAGTTAAGTCGTTCAGTGATTCCCTCCGGGATACTTGGGAGTTACGGAGACCAGTTCCGGCATCCGAAAAGCATAAATGGGATGACCCACCGAAGTTACATGGCGACATTCTCATCCTTTGCGACTTACAGATACCATTCCACGATGCCGACTTCATTAACAAATGCATGGATCTAGCTTATGCCTGGGGGATTCTGAAAGGCATCGCCGCTGGGGATATGATGGATATGACTGCTTTCTCGATTTTCGCCACAAAGCCAGAGGATACTTGGGCTGACGAACGGGATATGGCGGAACAGATAATGCAAGCGATGACTGATTCTGTCCCAGAGTGGCTTATGCTTGCCGGTAATCACGAGTATTTTCTTATTAAGAGACTGGCGGAGCAATTCGACATGAAGGATGTCCTTAGATTATTAGATAAGCCCAAGGGTTTCACAGCTAGCGATTATTATTTCTGCATTGCTAACGGTGATTGGCGAATTTCACACCCTCGAAATGTAAGCGTCATTCATGGGCGGGTGGCCCAAAGGCTTGCCACCAAGCTGTCTATGAATGTTGCGTCAGGTCATGGCCATTTGTGGGGCCATGTGCTTAGTGAAGGTGGCAAGTACGATGCTATAGATATTGGTGTGTGTTGCGAGCCTACAGCCCTGGATTATGCCTCACAGAGAGACACGTTAAGACCAGCAATGAACAAAGGAGATTTGATCCTGAAGAAAGTCGATGGGAAGACAATTCCCTATACTTTGCGTCCTGGGATGGATTGGGATGCTATGAGACATCTTTATCAGAGAGGTTGAATTTCAGCACGCTGAATGTCAAGCATAACAGTGCTATGAAGCGAATGTATCCGTAAATTAACTCCGAGCTCGGGTTAATGAACCAGCCCCTGGTAGTCCCCCTGCCAGGGGCCCTCTTTTCTTTTGTCAACATTCCACAGGGTCATTGTCAACATTGTATACGATTGAATACAATTTGTATTCACGGTTAAGAAATGAGCGTTTTCTTTCCCAAAGAGACTTGACAAATAAAATAGGCTATGTTAAACTTGCAACAGGTGTAGCAGATGGCAACACAAGCAATGCGACAACCTAGAGTAACTTTATCCTTTGACAATGTATTTACAGTGGCTGATGCTGCCTCACAACTCCATGTCCATCGCACTACAGTCTATCGGTGGATTAAGTCTCAGCAGATATTGGCTTCAACAATAGGCCATACACTTCTGATACCCAAGAGCGAAGTCGAGAGGTTGAAGGGGTGACTAGGGAAATGGAAGCCAAAGCGTTTGAAAGACTCAGGGAAGCGTTCAAGGACGTGGCACTTAAACGCTTTGGCTGGGAAATTGACCGCGGTACATTCGATTCGTATATACGAAGTTTTACGGACGGGGACACTTACATCCTGAAATTTGCCTTCGACTTACTGCCTACCGACATTATATTTATGAGGAAGTTGGCAGGTTTCCCTGAAGAGCCTGGCGTATTCGAGAAAGTCAAGGCTATGTGGAGCGAAGAATGACTCCTGAGAAAGTGAGCACAAGACTTTTAATCAGGGCGTCGTGGGTTCGAATCCCTCACGGCCTACTCTCTAATCTTCGATTCCCCATAACAAAACCCCACAAACTAGGGTATTCCCCCTATAATCCCTTTTGTGTGCTAACGCACAAAGGGGGTACTCATGGAAACAACGAGAGCTATACGTATGTTTTTGGCCAGTAAGAGGGCAAAAGGATTGAGCGAAAGAACTATCGAGTTCTATAGCTCGAATCTACATCGCTTTGCCCAGGTACATCCTAACTTGCCCGATGATGCTTTCTTGATTGAGAGCTTTATCGGAGCGATCCCCGGTAGTCAAGAGACGAGGCACGCTTACTATCGTTGCCTCAGGACACTCCATAACTATCTCCTAAAACGGCAACTCATCCAATGGAATCCAATGTCTTTAGTAGAACCACCGCGCTTACCACGTAAAGTCATGCCTACTCTAGAGGCGATAGATATTAATCTGTTGCTTCTGTTTCTAGGGGCCAAGCCACTGAGAGACAGAGCATTGATTACTCTGTTACTCGACACTGGTATCAGGTCAGGCGAACTGGTTGGGCTTAGAGTAGGGGATATTCGAGATGGCTCCATTCTCGTTACTGGTAAGACGGGGCAGAGGAAAGTTCCAATTAGTGAGCCTACACAGGGACTACTCAATCAATTGACGTATATGCTCGACATTTCGAGTTTTGTTTTTGTGGGACAACACGGCAGACTAACCCGAAGTGGCGTTTATCGGCTTATAAGACAATGCCATAAGCAGGTTGGGGTATTCGGCAGCAAGCTCGGTGCGCACAGAATAAGACATACTTTCGGCCGTCACTACCTTGTGAATGGCGGTGATATAAGAAGCCTCCAATTGATTCTAGGACATTCTAACATTCACACCACTGAGAAATACGCTTCCTTAGCTGACACAGAAGTGGCAGAGAAGCATAGGCAGTTTAGCCCTTTGAGGAGGGTTTATGCATAACCTAAAGATACTTCATAAATATGGTTTTGTCTTAATTAAATTTGATGAATCGCGATCTTTTACGGCAGTAAATTGTCTGCGTGATGGTCATTCTCTTCATGCGGCAACTGATCCCAATTATCTGTGGTGCTCCAAATGTGGAGAGTATTTCCATATACCAAGCGTAAGAAGGTAAAGGAATAATGGGCAGAGCTAAGAGGGAACGGAGGAATAGGAAATGAAAGCATATCGGTTTGTGACTGATGACCTGAAGAGCCAGCACGGGGACACACGGTGGGTTGTTGGTGAGTGGCAGAAGTGTGAGGGCAAGTTGGGGTTATGCGCGAATGGCCTCCACGCCTCGAAGAAACCACTTGATAGCCTCAATAATGTGTTTGGCACACGCTGGTTTCTGTGTGAGGTTAGGGGTAAGGTTTTGGAGGGCAGAGACAAGCTCTGTGCTGAAGAAATGCGTATTCTACAAGAGATTCCCTTATCTATCGTTGTGCAATTCGCTGCTGATTGTGCAAAACGAGTTGAGCATTTACAAAACAGTACTGCTACTTCGAATGCCTGGAGGGCTGCTGCTTGGGCTGTTAGGGAGGCTGCTTGGGCTGTTGGGGAGGCTGCTGGGGAGGCTGCTGTGAGGGCTGCTGGGGAGGCTGCTGCTGGGGCTGTTAGGGAGGCTGCTTGGGCTGTTGGGGAGGCTGCTGGGGAGGCTGCTTGGGAGGCTGCTTGGGAGGCCGAGCGCAAATGGCAGAATAGACACTTCGTAAACTTAATTAGGAAAAGTCTAAAGTCAACGGAGGAATAGGAAATAAACAAAAGGGGGGACAGAGATGAAACAGTTAACAGCGGAAACACAAGACGAAGTCAGGGCAATTGCGCCTACGTATGGGAACATGCCAGCAGAATCAAAGGGTACGGTCTACACGCCGGAAGCACAGATAGAAGCTCTGGTGCGAATAGCTCAGGCAGCAGAGAAGGTAGCGTCTATCTTGGCTGCTTGGGATAACGGTGCGAGAGTCCTAAGCGTAAGGGTAAGCAATCTTAAGTATTTCTAAAGGGGGGATAAGCTAATGGTTGATAACCCACAGTTAGCAATAATGGAGCTACAAACTAGGGAATCAAGTCTATTGAAGTGGCTCGGCAATGTCCAGGTCACAACAAGGGAGGAGCAAAAGTACGCTGAGGACATGCTCATTAGTGCCAAGCGTGCTGTTAAGGAAGCTGAGGAGGCACGGAAAAGACTCACTCGCCCAATTGATGAATCCAAGGCCGGGATCATCGAGATGTTTAAGCCCTACGTGGAGAGGTTGCTAAAGGGCATTGAACTGCTCAATACAGCTCTCTATCAGTACCACGACAAGCAGCGGATAGAGGCTGAGGCAGTCCGACTAGCGGCACTAGCGGAGCAAGCTGCTAGGATAGCGGCTGCTGGAGAAGGGGAAATCATAGAACCCCTGGCTCGGTCTACACTACCTGAAGTCAGCAAGACAAGCCACGCTCATCTGGGGACGGTCACCTATAGGGGAGGCTACGATATTCAGATTATCCGTCCAAACGATGTGCCCCGCGACCTATGCGAGCCGTCAATGAGCAAAATCACGGCTCGGGTCAAATCAGGGATCACCGACATTCCCGGCGTTCTTGTCTCAAAGAAATACGTCTCAGTGGCAAGGACGGAAGGTAGCTACAGGAAAGAGGAAAGTGAGGTCGAGGATGAATAAGCTAGTCCAGTGTTACAAACTTGCACAGCCTGATGGGTGGGATTTCTACACGGGACATACAATCAACTACAGGGGCGGGGGAGTTTTCCCGCACGTGGTTAAATGTCCCAAGCCAAATTCCAAACTGGGAGTATGTAGTTCTGGTGTAATCCATGCAAGCCTTAATCCCAATGATTGCTTCGCAGGTGCAAAAATCCCCTGTTCAGCATATAGAGTTGAGGGTTACTCGGTATGTGGGACTAAGGAAAAATATGGCTTTAGCGCATTGACTGTACTTGAGGAAATAGCTGACCTAGCCGCTCTGTTTGGTTGGCGATATGAAGAAGCGGTTACTCCCATTAACCCATTGCGACGAAAGCGAAGCCCTACAGAGAAGCATTTGGAACTATTAAGGCAGTGGGCTTCTGTCAGGGCTTCTGTCGGGGCTTCTGTCTGGGCTTCTGTCTGGGATTCTGTCGGGGCTTCTGCCAGGGCTTCTGTCAGGGCTTCTGTCAGGGCTTCTGTCGGGGATTCTTTCTGGGATTCTGTCTGGGATTCTGTCAGGGCTTCTGTCGGGGCTTCTGTCTGGGCTTCTGTCGGGGATTCTGTCGGGGCTTATATTGGCTATATCTTCAGCTCTCTTGTTAAGAGTTGGAAATACATCAAGCATGAGACTGGTCAATATCCCTTCCAGCCAGCCGTTGACTTATGGAAAGCTGGCTTAGTTCCATCCTATGACGGAAAGATTTGGCGACTTCATTCTGGAAAGAAGGCGACTATTGTTTATGAGGCGGTATTATGACTGACCTGGAGCGTGATGTTCTAAGGGCACGGGATAGTGGATTCACAGAGGAGGAGATAGCCCTCTACATACTAACCAGCGAGGACAAGGTGCGGCGCATTATCGAGATAGAGGAGGCAACATGCCAATCGTCAGGCAAAAGCTAACAATCAAGCAAGTCCACGAGCCTAAATCCTTCGGCACGAAAGGTGGGCAGAAGGTAGAGTTTACGTGTGACGATGGCAAGAAGTGGATCACGTGGAAAAAATCATTGTTCCCCTACATCGTCGCTGGTGCCACGATTGATGCCGACACCGAAATAAAGGATCGCAAGACAGAGGATGCAACCTATACAGATCGAATCCTGCATGAGATTTATGTGGAGGGCAAAGCTGTTGCTTGGCAAGCGAAGCAGACTTACCGGAGCGATGGAGATTCGCCTGAGAAACGATCATCAATTGAGGCCCAACAAGCAGCTCAGTTTGTCACTCAATTGTGGATTGCTGGGAAAGTCCAGGATGATTCGCCCGAGGTCAAAGGACTCAAGGCATGGCTGCTGGCACGGCTCAATCCGGAAGGACCACAGAAGCCAGCGGAGCCAGCTAAGACGAAGCCGCCTGCTAAGGCAGGAATAGAGGTAGCGACGCCAGGTGAAATCACCCTGGCAGTCCCGAAGGAACAGGTATCATCGGAACAAACAAAACCAAAGGCCAAGCGTGACCCGATGACTATCAAAAACTATACCCAGCTTTGCAAAGCCTGTCATGAGGATTGGGGCATGCAGCCGAAGGATGTGCTGGACGACTTGAATGTTGGCTCACAGAGTGAGATTACTCAGACCATGCCGGAGTGCTACATAACAATAGCAGCCGCGAGGGAAGTGCCAAAGGAGCAAGAATGAGCGATGTAGAACTCAATAAGAAGCTGGCTGAGTGGGCAGGATTTGAGTTCAATGCAGATTGGTCACAGGATAACCCTTATAAAGACCCTAACGGTGTTATCTTGCAAGACTGGGAGCCCTTTACTGAGTCCCTAGACGCCTGTTTCAAGTGGCTAGTGCCAAAACTAAGGGGGGAAATGGAAAAGGAGCATCCCAATGGGATTGATGGCAGGCATTATGTTTTTATGGTTCTCTGTACTTGGTTGAGTAGAGTATTGGATGGAGATGACCCAGCCCTAGCCCTCTGCCTAGCTATAGAGAAAGAGTTTGATGTCGGTAAGGAGCAAGAATAGATTGACTCTATATTCCTCCTTTCGTTGGGACGGGGCAGTAGTCATTCGACCAATTACTGCCCCACTTTTTGAATAATGCAAGTAAAGTTTAGGAGTGATACCAAATACAGAAAGGAATGGTTGACGGGGTTACACTTTTCGCACCCGGCAAAAATGCACCTGTCCCTTCAGCTTTGGTTGGTTAATAGATATACCAAGCCTGGTGATGTGATCCTTGACCCGATGGCTGGGTCTGGCACGATTCTAGTAGCCTGCTCTATGGGGAGGGATGTCATAGCTGTTGAATTGGAGGACAAGTTTGTGAGGATGATGGAGGGCAACTGGCAGAAGATTCAACAAAGAGGGCCACAGCTAGGGTACCAGATGGGACAAGCCACAATCTTGCAAGGCGATGCTAGAAAATTAGAAGGAGTGTGTGACCAGATAATCACGAGCCCGCCTTATGCCGAAAGTGAAGTTGCCCACGATCCAAATTTCAATTACCAACGCAATGGCAAGAAAGATTGGGGTATTTCGATGAGCTACAGAGTAGATAATCCCTCCAACATCGGCAACCTTCCCTATGGTGAGATAGACAAGATAATCACCTCACCGCCCTACGAAGGGACTATTTCGCCACACGATGTAGGGCCGATTCGCGGGACAGGCAAAGTTGGAAGACGAGAGGATAGACGGCAAGGTTATTCCGTTGACGCTGTGGTAACAAGCCCGCCTTATACAAACCGCATGGATGGCGGTATAAGAGGCGCTCAGGCTGGCATGGTTCCTTATACAGATGAATCCCCCGATTCTTGGTTCACACAACGAGACCAGAAGAACATTGGCAACCTACCCTACGGTGATATAGCCGACTGTGTGATAACGAGTCCACCATACGGTTTAGGCGAAGGTCTTGGGCATTCCGAGGCCACGCAGGGCCGAATACGCAAAGACAAATACGCTAGTTGCTTATACGGCCAGTGTGAAGGACAAATCGGCAACCTAAAGGGGGGAGATATTGATGCCATTATTGCTAAAGATAAGTTTACCAACATTGCTAATAAGTGCTATAATATAGACAAATGCCTACTGGAGTTTATCCTAGAACCGAAGAGAACCAAAGAAAGCGAACTGAAGCCTTGCGAGCCAAAAGAGCAGGCGGGTGGTCAAACGCTTGGAAACACAAGTGTCAAGATTGTGGGCATAAAATTGATAGACGCTCAACAATCTGTAAATCTTGTAGCCAGCGAAAACGAATGCTTGGGAAGCCCTTATCTGAACAGCATAAAGCAAGCCTTCGTGAACATCATAAGGGAATGCTGGGCAAACGACATACAGTTCAAGCAAGAATTAAAATGTCTATCGCCCTCCTTAAAGGTAGAGAACCTAGAACTCCTCTTAACAAACGCTATCACAACACACCTGAATGGCGAGAATGGCGGAAACAAGTCTTTGAACGAGATAAATATACCTGCCAACTTTGTAAAGCAAAATCTAAAAGAGGGCAAACTGTATATCTTGAGCCACATCACATTTTCTCAATTGCTGAATACCCAGAACTTGTCTTTGAAGTCTCTAATGGATTTACCCTCTGCCGAGACTGCCACAATAAAACAAAAGGCGACAAAGGAAAGTCAGAACTCGCCAAACTACTTATCCGAAATGTTGGCGGTATACAAAGAGTGTTGGAAGTGCCTCAAGCCTAGTGGCTTACTCATTTTAGTCCTCAAGAACTTCATCCGAGACAAGAAGATTATAAGGCTAGACCTCGACACTATGAAACTATGTCAGCAAGCAGGGTTCGTCTTAGAAGAGCAGCATTACAGGAAGCTAACTCAACAATCCTTCTGGCGGACGATTCAATTACAGAAATGTGACCACCGCAGGGGCAGTAAGCAGAATCCGAAATGTACTCTTGGTTTAAGCTGCCCAGTACAACAGGCTAAGCAGGCTGACATGTTCGGGAAGACGGAAGACGGTCAAGCTATGGAAAGCCTA